ATAGTAAGACTAACACCTGTTCCAGTACCTGTTCCAGTCCCCGTACCCGTCCCTGTACCAGTTCCAGTTCCAGTTCCAGTGCTTGTAGAGGTGCTTGTAGAAGTCCCAGTGCCGTCTCCAGTGCCGTCTCCTGTTCCTGTACCCGTGCCAGTTCCCGTACCCGTACCTGTGCCTGTGCCTGTGCCAGTGCCAGTACCTGTGCCAGTACCTGTGCCAGTACCTGTGCCAGTACCTGTGCCAGTACCTGTGCCAGTACCCGTGCCAGTACCCGTGCCAGTACCCGTGCCAGTACCCGTTGAGGTTCCCGTACCAGTTCCAGTTTTATCACCAGTACCAGTGCCTATGCTTGTACCAGTGCTAACTCCAGTGTTGTTTCCTGTGCTGACGCTAGTGCTAGTGCTGGTTGAAGTGCTTGTGGACTGTGAGGTCACAACTCCTACACTTCCACCATCATCAGTACCAGTACCAGTACCTACGCTTGTTCCTGTGCCAGTACCTGTTGAGGTGCCGGTGCTTGTATTAGTGCTTGTTCCAGTTTTTGTACCGATGGTGGTACTGACGCTCGTTCCTGTAGAACTAGACGTTCCAGTTGACGTGCTTGTGGAGGTGCTGGTAGATACATTGGTGGAAGCACCAGTCGCAGTGCTAGTGCTAACAGTGATTGACGTACCAATTGATGTTGAGATAGAGCTAGATACAGAAGTCCTAGAAGAACTACCAGAAGCTAACTGAGCCGCCGCCCAAGCATCTGCGTCTGTAGCACCAGCGTTTTTAGAGGCAATAAATGCCGCCAAACCAGAGCTTGTGTTGGCGCTTGACCCAGACGCATACTGAGAAAATGAGTCAGCAAAACTTGCATCACGTTCAGCAATTTCATCAGCCGTCAATACAGTTTTATCTTTTTTTGCTGTAATGACAATTTCATTGATTGTTTCATCTAGCGTAGGATCAGCCGCGGCTTGCTTTAACTGATTAAATTCTTCTTCAGTAACATTTATGCCAGCCAACGCCAAGGACTCTCTGGTCGTGCTTTCATCCTTGATGAACTTAACCGTTGCCGCAACAGATTGAGCTTGTTGGGATGTTGGCTTTTCGCCCTCTGGGCCTCCCGCAAACCAAGCGGCAAGCGCAACAGCTCCGTGACCCAAAATATCAATTGCCAACGGTATAAAAGCAAGCGCTGTTTGTGTGCCCTCTTGCCCTTGAATGTTTGCCATGGTGTCGGCAAATGCGCTGACGCTTGCTAGTTGCGTGTCATCTAAATTATTTATAGCGTTTGTGAACGAATCAGATCCAGATGGCAATCCACCAGTAATGTTTGTACCAAAAGCGTTTGAGTTGCTATCGTACAAAGACTGCAAATTGGACAACGTGCCTACGTTTAAACCAGATGTGCTTGCAGATGTTCCAGTGGTACTGGTTGATGAACTTCCTTGATAGTTTGCAACGTAATTACCAAACTGTCTGCCAGCAGTTAAAGCAAGGTTCAACGCGTTAGAATCTCCTGTTTGCTCAAACCTATTCCATGCATTGATAAGGTTAGCGGCACTTGCCGCCATCCTTAAATCGGTACTCTTTGTCAGAGTTCCTGCGGCGTCTAACATTCCAGCAACATTGTTGTTGATAATTGCGTTACCAAGGTTTAGATAGTTAACGCCAGTTCTAAGCTCCGCTGGAAGCGTAGCGCCAGCGTAATTTACACCCGCGTTGACAAGACCAACAATGTCTTTATTCTGTGCGGCGCTGAGGGCACCGACACCAATCTTTGCTGTATTGAGAGTGCTTGCATTTTGAGCAAGCCAACTGCTGTTAAACAGAGACTCAGCTTCAGCAAACTTGCCAGCATTTGCTAATGCATCAATTTCAGCAGAGATGTTTGCAGAGAAACCAGAAGCCGCCGCTAAACCACTAAATGCCGCCGCCATCAAATTACCGTCCATCGCGGCTTTGGCGGCGTTATAGGTTTGGATATAAGGAGCCGCGGCAGGGTAAGCAAACGACACAGCCGTCAAAACAATTGGAAGGACGCTGTCCCTAAATTGAACCCACTCACTTTGAGTTCCAGAAGTAACTGGAATTACTAAACCAGTACCAGTTGTTTTTAACTCGTAAACAGTTTGGCGTTTACCAAGCGTTGTACCTTCTAAATTTACAGCTTGACCTGTTTTGGTGTTGTAGTATTCGGTAACGTCTTGGTAGTACTCTCCGCCCTCACCCCCGCCCATTAACACCTGAACCGTACGCTCTTTGAGGTCAGTTAGGCTTGTTACGCCTTGTGCGGCAAGCTTGCTGGCGATGTCCCAAAGAACAGCTTCTTTTGAACCTAAACCACGGTCGCCTTGTTGCATAGCGCCGCCTGTGTATGCGCTCTCCATACCAGACAGGTTAGAAATCCCGTTAATCTGGTCAAACAGTGTTTTAGCTGAACCTGTGGCGGTCTCCCAAGCGGGGCCTCCCTTGTACATAATTTCACCATTAGCGTCTTTGACAAGACCTAGCATATCTAAGCGCCATGGTTCCCATGAAGCTAGGGTGCTGGAGGCAACCGCGCCGTAGCCGGGCAACACAAACTTTTTATCGTTACCAGAACCTACCGTTGCCAACGCTGTGTCAATGGATGTGTATGTTCCTGTGGAGACAGATGTACCAGTAGATCCCACCAAAACATCCGTAGTTTTGGCTGTAGATGTTCCAGTTCCAGTAGAAACGCTTGTGAGCTGATTAGTAAGAGTCGTTAAGTCAGTAGAAGTCCCTGTGCCAGTTGACGTCCCTGTCGTGCCTAAAAATCCTCGAACATACTGAGTGTATTTATCGTCTGGGTTCTGCGCCATGTAGTCAGTAACAGCCTTACCAAACCGCGTGTTAAGGTCTGCGGCGCTGATCTCACCTTTTACCAGAGCATTAGTCCATGCATTAAGACCAGCTTCATCAATTTGATTTGCACCTGTACCAACACCTGTACGCCCAATTGTGGCGTATCGACCCTCTATCAACGCCCGTGCGTCAGCCTCAGACATGGCAGATGTGCCTGTACTACCAGTTGTTGATCCAGTTACAGCCTGAGTCAATGCGCCTGTTGTAGCCGCAGTTGAAGTGCCTGTTGCAACATTAGTTGCGGTTGTTGTTAAGGCGCCTGTTGTTGCGGCGTTGCTTGTTCCTGTGGCAACAGTGTTGTTAGCGGCTGTTTCCAAAGCCCCAATAGTCGAGGCGGTGCTTGTGCCTGTAGATACGCTTGTTGCTTGAGTTAGAGCGCCAGTGGTGGCGGTATTTGAATTTGTATCGTAGTCGCCGTAATAATTATCAGTATTTGTAACCGCTGGAGCGGTATATAAGCTGTACGCCTGCTCAATTGCAGGAGTGGCAATTCCTAATGTATTTAAATAATCAACAGCTAACTTTTGGTTAGTGGCATTATCACCACCAGCCAAGCCCGTAAACTCTTCGTAAGCATCCGCAATCTCTTGAGGTGTACTTGACGCTGATAGTCTTTCAAATAGTGGCATATCAGTTCACCGCAGGGTTGACAGCGTTGACAAGAGCTTCGGCCCATTCTTGCCAATCGTCGTAGATAAAGGGGCCGGGGATGCCCTCATTGGCAAAGACATCAATCGCTTTTAGCGCTGACGCCCAATCTTTCCAATTGGTGGTTGCGTCTGGTATGCACAACTGCTGAGCCGCGTACTGCTCACACATAAGCGACGCCCACGACTCAAACGTATGGTAGCGAGGGTCATAGACCAGATTGGTGTTAAGGATGGTTGCCATTATGGTCTCACGTCACCTAAGTCAGCGTCTAAGAGGATTTTACCAACTTGGTAGTTTCCACCAGCTACGTTAGACACAAACTTTAACCTAAGCTCACGACGCTGTTCGCGCATGTCAACCTTACCTGTGGTTGGGGAGAACGTGTACGCAGAGGACGTTACGTCTTGAGACTGAGCAAATGATCTTCCAGTCACATACAGCTCCATGTCTCCACTTTGTACAAAGTCAGGCTCAACACGTTCTAGGCGTAGCCATTTGTTCTCGCCTATGGGGGAGGGCTGGGAAGGGCCTCCTGAGACCAAGCCTAAGTCATTTGTCTCAAAGTAAGACTCAATCGCCACCGAAATAGCGCCACTCACTTTGTCTGTGCCAATTTCATTTTGGTACAAAGACACAAAGTTCATCAGCGTAGCTACTGTCAAGACAAACCCAGCACCGCCCGGAATTGATGCAGATAGGGTGTTTCCGACTGCGTAGTTCTTGCCATGGCCATTGATCACCACAGAGGTCACAATACCGCCGGCAACCGTGATGTTTGCTGTAGCCAATGTACCGGCACCACCAGTTAAAGGGGTGTTGTTGTACGTACCGTTGGTGTATCCTGCGCCACCGTTTGTGATGGTCGCAGTCAGAATACCGCCTGAAGCGTTGATATTCCAATCAGCGGAGATTGGGAATTGAAAGATTTGAGAAAAGTATCCAGCAGAGCGTTGAGCACCAGAAGCTAAACCTGTGTCATACCAAGTATTCTCACGCACGTTGTAGATGACTGCATCTGTACATTCAGTAGCAGTACCACGTGGATAAAACCACCAAATCTCACCAAAACGAGGAACCTTTGTAACCCAAACCTTTTCGCGCTGGGCGTAGTTTAGGTTGTCAAAGAAGTAGTTTTGGTTCATGTTGTTAGGGATCTCTTTCACAACACCGTTGTAGAGCAAGAATCGATCAACACCACACCAATAATAGATACCGTCGTACTCAATCACAGACTGAGAGGATAGGATGGATGACTGAGAAGAGATCAAGTCATAGCGCCAAAACTGTGGGGGAGTACCAGCACCACCGATGTAGGACACACGAATAAGGCTATCAAGGCTCCAAAACAGCCCAGAAGGCGCGTTTGAACCGCCCCTGACAGGTAGCCCTTGGACAATCTTTCCAGTCGCTACAGAGACCTCATTTGCGTCAGAAGAGACCCAATCTTGGACGTTACCAGCGCCTGAGTTCCTAATCAGTCCGTCATTACCGTACACAAAAACGTACGGGTGAAGGGTTACCACACCACCAGAGACCGAGACATTGTTGTCAAACGTAAGTGTAGAAGCACCAGAAGTTGTGGCGGCGTTGGAGATCACCACATCCTGAATTTGACCCATGGTAAAGACCAAACCAGTCGTTGTTCCCGCCGTGGTAACAATTGCTCCACCGCCAGAAGACGCTGACAAGGTGAAGGTCGTGGAGAAGTTAGTGGCGATGATGAAGTACGTCACGCCAGAGGTAATGCCTGTAGCCGTACCAGTCAAAGTACCAGACACGGCCACTGTTTGACCAACATACAAACCAGTTGTTGCAGTGCAAGAACATTGACCAGCAGTGCCCGTAACGGCCACAGCGTTCAACACAGGAACCCGTAGATTTGTAGACACAACTGTTGTGTTAGCAGGAATACCCGTACCTGAGATGCTTTGCCCAGCACCAATCAAAAGGTCTTGAGTCGACAAGTACATAGTCGTGGTCGAATTCAAAAACACGGAGCTTGTGAACACGCCAAGAGCCGCCAATGACGTGCCAGTGATATTGCCACCCAAAACAGGGGTGTTGACGTTGTTGTCGATGATGGTGAGGTTGCGACCGGGGTGCGCAAGCAACAAGTTATCCCCTGACCCACTCACGTCATAAAACGTATCAAACTGCCATAAGTTATCTGCGTTTGCCGTGAAGTTAGACAGCGTCATGTCTGTAATGCCAGAACCAATACCGCTGTTGTTGATTGGAAGCAACTGCAAGCCACCAGAATACCCACTAAACACGTTGTTGAAGGTCTGCTGAGGGTTGAGGTACATCCCGCGAGAAGGGCCTGCCAAGTCGTTCACAATCTCACGAAACCCACCCATCTTGCGTGGGCGACCACGTTGGAAACGAACCCAACGACCGTCGTTGTAAAACTCTTTGTCAAATACGGTTCCATCGCGCTGGATGCCCGGCTTCGTGTCAAGGGCAAATACCTTCTTGGTCATGTGAACGTGCCCCCAGCAATACCTGTGGAAAACGTGCCTGCACCTGTTACGGTAATCCCTGTTGCTGTCGCTTTAAACCTTTGAGTACCAAGCACTGAGACACCAAACTCACCCGCCGCAGGTCGGTACACGCCAGTGTTTGTTTCCGCCGCAAAGTTAAGAGATGGGGTTCCAACTGTGCCATCCAACAAGCTCACCGTTGAGGCGCCAGCTTGGGTGGTGTTGGCGTTAAGGAAGTTGGTTCCGTCGCAGATGAGCGTGGCTTGTTGTCCCGGGGGAATCGTTGCCGTAAACCCCAAACCTGTCGTTACCGTAAAGCTGAACCCGTTGTCAGTAACTTGGTTTGAGATCACGTACAAGTTAACAATTGGCGGAAACGTCACCACCACGTTGCTTGTCAAGTTACCCACGTACTCTTGAATGTTGTTTGCCGCCTCGTTGTTTGTAAGAAGGACAGACCCACCAGTCACGCTCTTTGTAAGTGCAGTGAACGTAAACTGACTACTGACACCATAACCAACGGTTACATAAGCAGTTCCTGTACATACAATAAATGCTGACTCTGTTGGGTTAAACGTCTTGGTTGAGTTACCGTCTATCAGCTCAGCGCCAGTACAAGAAACAATAAAAGACCCTGTACCGTTGTTCTTAAACAGCGTAAACCAGTTATTGCCAAGCGTTGCCGCGGCTGGAAGGGTAGCCGTACCAGCCCCACCTGCCCACACACGAGTCTGAGCTCGATCTGTGGCGGCAAGGGTAGTTCCTGTGGTAATCGAAGAACTTGGGTGGCTTTGGTTCAGCGTAGCTCCACTGGCAACCAATCCGTAACCCGCCAAGGTAGCGGCATCAGCAGAAGATGTTCCAGTGCCAAAAGCAATAATGCCCCAAGTACCTTGAGAGGTAGCGTTGGTGGTGATGTAGATGTACTTAGACTCGCCGGCGGCTACAGACACAATCGTGTTCGTACCAGCGTAGTCTTTGACCGTAAAAGTAGTTGCACCAATGTTGCGGATCAGAGCGTCATTACCAACCGAGGTTTGATCGGCTGGGGGCATGTACAAGTTAAGGCTACCAGCAGTTGCCGTGACTTGCATGATGCGAGCGGCAAAGTCAGTGTTTGTCGTGCTGTTGGATGGCCAGTTTAACTGCGTGTTAGCAGACAGCGTAACCGCACGAAAGCTTACGTCCGTCGGTTGAATTACGTCACCAGTGAAGGGGCTTACGTAACTCATGAGTCATTCGCAATCGCTTGACGATCAGCAATACGCAACTTGTCCTCAGCCATGAGCGTGTCCATGATCAGTTTGTATTGGCCCTGCCACATAGGGATGCGCTCGTCATTCTTGAGGAACGGCATAGCCTGAAGCAAGGATCCGTAAAGCAAC